CAAATTCATCCGATTCTTTTTCACCAATGAAAAAACAGGATTGGGTTGTTGGTTTCTTTATGGATGGTGAATCTGGACAATATCCTATAATAATGGGTGTTCTTCCTGGTGTTAGTCAAGTTGATAGTGGTGTCGGTGATAATACAGCACCAGTGACGGTTGGTCCAAATCAGTATGTACCGGAATAACTAAGGATATAAAATGGCTACTATTGTTAATTTAGCATTAACGCAAAAAAATCCAAGTAATTATAATAGCATAAGTGAAAATGTTCCTCCTGAGGTAAGAAATGTAGGAGATGCTATTCTTAAAGGAAATGCTACAATCTCCAATTTAGCTAGAGGACTGATTGCTAACACAGGTATTGCTTTTTCAAATTCAAATGTATTTCACATTTGCGAACCTTTTGGTGCTCCTGCAACTAAGAATGTAACTAGATATAGTTTAAATTCAAAAGGTCAAGTCGTAAAAATATCACAAACATCTTTAGGTACACCAGTACTGAAGATGGATATTTTATTAAAGAGTGCAGCAATGCAAGCCGTCATTGCAACAATCAGAAGTGCCATTGAAAACGCACTGGGTTTGGCCAGTCCTTTGGTACAATTAATTAAAGATGTTGCATCTTATATTGCTGGTATATTGGAAGTCGTTAATTATGTTCTCAGTATATACAATGATATTGTTGTGACGATCATACAAGTGCAACAATATATAAACTTAATTCTTAAATTTATTGCATCATTACCATTACTAATAGCAAATGCTTTAAGTGAATGTGTGAGATTATTGGCAGCAGGATTAGCCAGTGCTTTATCTGGTTCACTCAATATTAGTACTGGTGGATTATTGACACAGTATCAACAATTACAATCTAATTTGGCAGCAGCTCAAACATATACACAACAGGTTGCTGACGGTGCTAAGGATATTGTTACAAATGCCTCTAACTTAGGTGGCAATCTAAGTAACAATATAACCTCGGCTGTTTCAACAGTTCAAAATTCATTAACAAATGCAAAAACTTCTTTCACACCCACAGTTTTAGTTAAGGTAGTTTAATATGATTCAAGCACCAGCTGGAAGTATATGGTACACAGAACCAATCGAAATTGGAACGTATCCTTTTATTAATGTGAAACAGACTGAATCTGGACACTTTCTCTTGATGGATGACACACCCACAAAAGAAAGAATTCTATTTCAACATGGTAAAACTGGTACGATGATTCATATGAAACCAAATGGTGATTATGAACAGAGAGTATATGGTAACAACTTCTCTATCGTAGTTAATGATGAAAACGTAGTCATTCAAGGTGTTTGCAATATTGAAATACATAACGATTCAAAGCTTCATGTATATGGAGATTCCAATATACAAGTTGATGGATCACTATACGCCAAAACTGGAAAAGATGCAAAAATTCATGTTACTGGTAATCTAGATGTTGCTTCAGAAGGAACAGTTGCAATCTCCGCAGGTGGCCAATTACCCGGACAATCAAAGAGTATTCTATTAAATACTGGTGCCAATGTGATTATTACTGGTGGATTGATAGTTTCTGGTGGAATAACTGCTGGATCTGTAACATCAAAAACAAGCGTTCAAGCTTTAACTAAAGTATTTGCAACAGGTGGATTGGAAACTTTAGGTGGTGCTAACATTGGATTTGCTACACCAGGTCCTCTTATTCCTACAGGTATAACAACATCTACTACGAGTCAAACGGCACCATTACAAAAAGCAGGCGTTACTCTTGCTGGAATAACTTCTGATATTTTTGGTCCTTTAGCAATCTGGCGACTCTTTAGTGGAACACATAATCATATTGCACCTTCAGGTGGTGGACCAACATCTCCTCCACCAAACGGTTCAAGTGTTGTATAATTTATAATTGGAGATATTATGGGTGTTTTTAATAATTTTAATTACAGTTTTGATAATAGTAGATTTGGTTCTTTAATCAATTTAAATTCAGATCAATCAAACACTATAAATTTAGTGTCAAATACAACTAATTTTGCACCATGGCAAATTAGTGATCTTGCTAACGGTTCAATAGTTAAAACAGATTATTTTCAGAATCCAACATTTGGTTTCTGTACTTCAATGGCAAATAATTTGATTTTAATTAATGCTGCTGCGGTTGCTATTGCAAATGTTAATTCTGCAAATACAGGTGCAGGACCTTTAAATGGCGACTTAGCAAATGCCGCCAATGTTTTAGCCCTTACTGCAAATAACTGTTTACTTGAAGTTTCTGCTTTTGGTTCACATACAAATAATGTTTCAGGTGTATCCGCAAACATTGGAACGTATACGATACCAACTTATGATATGATTATTGGTTCAGGTACTCAATTAACAATGCTGTTAAATAAGACAGATGGTATTGCTAATGCTGTTTCCACACTAGGTTGTATGACAAGTTTGTTTATTAATGATATATTAACTGCAAACACATTAACCATAGCAAACGATGCAAACGTAATTGTTATCGCAAATACAGCAGGAAACGTAACATCTAGTATGTGTTTTAACGTTGCAAATGACTTAACTAATGTACAATCAAGTTTATACAATAGTAGATCACAAGATTGGTTCTTTTATAGCACATCTATGACAACCTTGCAAAATTATATGTTTTTAAGTGGTTTCAGTGCAATGGGTAATACTAAAACTGGATTAATCAACAATGTAATTGGTACACCTAGTTTAATATCTAAAATCTCAGCCAATACCGCCAATAGTGCGGCAAACACATCATAAATAAAACATGGCCACATTAAAAAAAATATACTCAGATTTAGATTTAACGTTTAATCGCTTGCCGGTTACGAACGATGTTGCCTTGAGCTATGATGAAAAGTCAGTAATTCGCTCAGTCAGAAATCTTTTACTGACAAATTTTTATGATAGATTATTTCAACCAGAAATTGGATCAAATTTAACTAAACTATTATTTGAAAATGTGGATGCATTGACTGCATCTTTGTTACAGAATGAAATATCAAATGTAATCAAAAACTATGAACCTAGAGTGGCAATTGAATATATTAAGGTTACTCCTGATGAGGACAATAACAAATATTCAGTTTCGTTATCTTTTTTCATAGGAAATAATTCTACACCTACAGCGGTAAATCTTCTTCTCCAAAGGTCCAGATAATGGCATCTAACACAAATATTCAAATCACAAATTTAGACTTCAGTTCAATCAAGTCTAATTTTATTAATTATCTACAAACTCAGGATACCTTTAAAGATTATAACTTTAGTGGTTCAGCCATGTCGGTGTTACTGGATGTGTTGGCATATAATACACAGTATAATGCTTATTATTTAAATATGGTTGCAAATGAGATGTTTTTAGACTCATCATTACAAAGATCATCAGTTGTATCACACGCAAAACTATTGAATTACACACCAAGATCAGCTGTTGCATCTTCAGCAAAAATTAATTTTCAGGCCAATGGTGTAGCAAATAGTTCGTTTACATTACCAAAATTCACAAACTTTATGTCTGTTCCTATTGATGGCGTAAATTATAATTTTGTTACTGTAGACTCATATACAAACAATACTTCAAATAGTGTTGTTACACTTAGTAATGTGATATTGAAACAAGGTATTCCAACAACATATTCTTTTACTGTTAATGGTACAACAAACCCATCATATACATTTGAAGTGCCTGATGCAAATATTGATACTTCAACTATTGAGGTACTTGTACAACAGTCATCGTCAAATACAAGTTATGACATTTATCAAAGTGCAACAGATTATCTTACGTTAGATTCACAATCAGATGTTTATTTCTTACAAGAAAGTCTAACTGGTTATTATCAAATTTACTTTGGTGATGGAATTCTTGGTAGAAAATTATCAGACGGCAATATTGTACAAGTTTCTTATGTTTCTACAGAAGGAACATCAGCAGCAGGTGCCAATAATTTTGTATTGATGGATAGTTTTCCTTCATTTACAAGTTATAATATTACTCCTGTTACATCAGCCTCTAGTGGTTCAGCTAAAGAATCCATTGATTCTATTAAATATCAAGCACCTAAAGCATACTCATCACAGAATCGTGCAGTCAGTAAAGATGATTATATTTCTATTATTCAGAGAAATAATTTAGGTATCACATTTGATTCAGTGAACGTTTGGGGTGGAGAAGAAAATGATCCACCCGTTTACGGACAAGTTTTTGTGTCTATGAAACCAACTGGTGCATATAATATTACTGAAACTCAAAAAGAAAGATTGATAAACGAAGTTATTAAACCAATTAGTGTGCTGACAGTCACACCAACAATTGTTGATCCTGACTATACATACATCAAACTTACAGTTAATGTTTATTATAATCCAACAAAAACTTCATTATCTTCTTCACAAATACAAAACGGTGTTACTACTGCAATACAAAATTATGCCACGACAAACTTAAATGCATTCAATTCAACATTCAATACATTTGATGTTTTAACTGCTATTCAAAGTTACGACAAGTCTATTATTACTAGTGAATTTACTACACAATTACAAAAGAAATTCTTTCCTAATTTAGATACATCAACAACATATAAGTTGATTTATAATGTTCCGTTAGAAAAGGGAATGTTTTTGAGTGGTGTATCTTCCACACCTGCGTTACAATTTAGAGATCCAACAAATTTATCAAATATTATTGAGGGTGTTTTCATCGAAGAAGTTCCCTCATCGACAGGTGGTGTAGAATCCATTTCAGTTATTAATCCAGGTTTCAATTATCAATATGCACCAACAATTACTATCTTGGGAGATGGTACTGGTGCTACAGCTCACGCTATAGTTAATAATGGAAGCATTTCTAGTATTGTTATTGATAATGCTGGAACTGGTTATACCAGTGCTATAGCTACAGTAACAGCACAATCTGGAGATACAACAGGTCAATTAGGCGCAGTTATTGTGAATCTAACTGGAAGAACCGGTACACTTAGAACTTATTATAATAATACAACAAATGTTAAGACAGTATTAAACCAAAATATCGGAACAATTGATTATAATAACGGTTTAATTACATTGAATTCATTCGAACCAATTAATGTAGATAATGCATTGGGTCAACTAACAGTAACCGCAAATCCTTCGACCTCGATTATATCGTCCACATATAATAGAATCATTACAATTGATCCGTTCGATCCAACTGCTATCACAGTAAATGTTATTACTAAAAATACATGATACCAAATAACAATAAAACATCGTTACTGATACCATCACAACTTCCTGAATTTATTCGGGCAGACCCATCATATCAAAATTTTACCTTGTTTCTACAGGCTTATTATGAATGGATGGAACAATCTGGAAATGTTACTGATGTATCTAAAAATCTAACAAATTATTGGGATATTGATAATACAACTGATCAATTTTTAGACTATCTTTATAATGATTTTTTACCTTATTTCCCAAAAGAAATATTAGCAGATAAACAGAAAGTTACAAAAATTGCAAAAGAGTTATATAAGACAAAGGGTACACCCGCATCTTATCAATTTCTTTTTAGAGTCCTTTATAATTCGGATGTAGACTTCTTTTATACAAAAGATGCTGTTCTAAGAGCTTCGGCTGGTAAATGGTATGTTGCCAGAAGTTTAAAACTCGCATCCGGTAATATCAATTTTTTAAATACCAATAACCTAAGACTCTTTGGTGAAACAACCAAATCTATTGCAACAATTGAAAATTCAGTATTGGCTGGAACAAAAATTGAAGTGTTCATTTCAAACATTCAAAGATTGTTTCAATCTGGTGAATTTGTTCGTGTTGTTGATTCAAATAACCAAGATGTTTTATTTAGTGGTCAACCACTCAGAGCCAAAGTTGTTGGTCAAATTAGTCAAATTAAAATTGATCCAAATAATAGAGGTAATTTTTATCAACCTAACGATCCTGTCATTGTTTATAATGGACTAAATTCCGCCAACGGACTCGGTGCATCTGCAAAGGTGGGTACAACTACGGCTGGTGCAATTCAACGTATTACAGTCAATTCTGGTGGATTTGGGTATGCATTAATCAATGCAAATACAAAAACAACAATCAATATCACCAACGGCGGCGGAGCACTTGCTGTACCTGGTAGTTTTAATCCTGCTGCAAATTCTATAGCAAACGTAGCTTTTATACCAAATGATTATATTTCATTGAAACGTTTTCATTATATTGGAAATATTGCAACAAGTTCTGGCGCAAACACTTATAACTCAGCTACTGGGTTGTGGACACAACAAAAATATCAATTTTCAAATAACTCAACGGCTAATGCCAATACTTCTTTAGCCAATGCCTTTACTTTTTTAGCATTTTCAACTTATCCCATTTCATCCGTAATTGTTCAAAATGGTGGCGGTGGAATTTCAACACCACCATCAGTTACAGCTTCATCACTTTATGAATCTGATGTTGATGAGGCTTATGGTGATCTTAAAAACTTGGGTATTCTTGCACCAATTCAAATTGTTGCAGGCGGCAAAGGTTATGTAGCAAATGATGTAATCAATTTTATTGGCGGTACAGGTAATGGAGCCAGAGCAAACGTATTGACTGTCAACGCAACAGGTTCAATTACATCAGTTGGTTATGTCTATAAAAATGGTGAATATCCAAATCGTTATCCTCTTGGTGGTTTAGGTTATACATCAACTGCATTACCTGCATTAACAGTTACATCATCAAATGTACTGGCTTCAAATGCATCACTATATGTAACAAATATTTTGGGTGATGGCGCAACATTTAGTGCAATTACTGATCGTGTTGGTACAATTACAACAATTAATATAACCGAATTTGGTGAAGATTATGTTTCAACTCCAAATGTATCCATAAAAGTACAAGATATCATTGTCAGTAACGTATCAATCAATAATATTGTACAAACTGGTGATATTGTTTATCAAGGTACATCATATGCAAATTCCACATATTTTGCATTAGTTGATTCTATTACACAAGTATACGCATTTGCAAACACACAAGAATCATTATATAATTTGAGAGTTTTTAATTACAATTCATTACCAAGTTATAGTTTGCCAATTAATGTAACTAATAATGATATTAAAATGATTATGTCAAATCAATATCCGACATTGAATGTCAGTGCAACAAGATATAATTCAGACGGTGTTATCACTTATGGTGATGGATCGGCAAAAGCTAACGCATTTTTCGTAAATGGTTTGGTGGTTAGTCAAGGACAATACTTAGATACTACGGGTCAACCTAGTTCGTTTGATGTATTGCAAAGTACAAACTTCAATAACTATACTTACCAGATTACACTAGAAAAAGAAATTGAGAAATACAGATCGACATTGCTTAATTTATTGCACCCTGCAGGTATGAAAGTACTTGGTCGTTTTGCAATGAAGTCTAATAATGCAATGAATTTTAGTGCAACCAATGCATTGGATGAGGGACATACATTAGGATATTACACAGGTAATCCAGGATCTTATGCTGTAATGAATACAGATTTCACTACGGCAAGTACAAACATTGTAAGATTCTTTGGTCTATCTGGTGCCAACTTAGAAAATTTTATTACCACTAATAATACTTTATTGTTGGCTGATTCTTTTGGTGACCAAATACATTCCGAAGTACTTTCTATTACTAAAGATATAATTGTTAGTGATTATTTGAACATTACAGACAGTGCTGTTACTCCAAACACAATATGGTATGCTAGAAATTCTACAAATTCAGGAAATAATACAGGTTGGACTTTTACAAGCGATGCAGAATTAGAAGATATTTACAATACAGTAGTATTAAAAGATAATGTATGGTTAACTTTCGCAAACGTTGCAACAGTTACAGCAAATTCTGGAAGTAATACTATAAATATTAGAACAATAACAAATTCATATAATATAATTAATAATGGTATATTTACAAATCCTTCATATCCAATTTTAGATATTGTTCATGCTGGTGATTTGATTCTTATTGCAAACAATGCTCAGAAAACTGTGCAGAGTGTAAACCATTTAAATAATACGATTACATTA